CCGTGGTGTAGGTCTTGTTGCCGGTGTTGTCCCTGATCTCCAGGCTCTTGAAGAGCATGGTGGCCATCGCCGACAGCGCCGTGGGCACCAGCAGCACCTGCGGCATCACGCCGATGGGCTTGCCGTCACCGTCGGTCTGGTCCAGGAACGCCACTTCCGCCTTGGTCAATCCATCGACGCTCAGCGCGGTGTCGGCGCCGACGAGGTAGTTCTTGTTGCCGACGGTGAAGAACGCGGCGTTGTTCAGGAACGTGGCCCAGAAGACGTCGTTGATCTTGAGGCCGCTGCCGCGCCCGAGTTTGCGGGGCACGGTCGTGATCGCGCCAAGGTCATCGTTGATGATGTCGCGACGGTCGATGGTGAGCATCAGGCCGTAGGTGTCGGCCTTGTTGGTGTACTTCTCCTCTCCCAGCGTGCCGTGCTTGAGCTCACCGCCCGGCGCCACGATCTCGTACTGGTCCTTGCCGATCAGCCGGTAGGACGTGACGGTCTTGAAGTCCTGGACGTTGCGGATCGCGCAGATGTTCCGCCAGACGCGCTCCACGCTGAAGAATCCCTCGAGCAGGAACTTGTTGGCGACGTTGGACAGGATGCCGCCGATGTCCACGCTGGAGAACCCCGCCGAGAGATTCTGCCCGAAGGCGAAGCGGAGCACGGCGCGGCTGTCGCGGAAGTTCCGGCCGTCGTATCCGTTGGCCCACGCCGCCTCCAGCAGCAGTTCCTGAAGACCAAGGCCGCCCTTGAACCGCCTGTCGGCGGCATCGACGGCCTGCTGGCCGTAGGCGGCCGCCACATCATCGCCGCGCATGCCGCCGGTGAGCATGCAGGCGGCCTCGAGCATGGTGGCGGTCATGGAATTGTCGGGCACGTGCGCAGCCGGGGCCTTGGGCCTGTCGGCGCGGAGAACCTCCAGTTCCGTCCGCGTCACGTCCCAGCCCTCGGCGATGGCGCGGGCGCAGATGTCGGCGTGCCTGTCGCCGCATACCTTGCGGATGGCGTTGATCCGCTGGTGCTCGGCGGCCGCGCGGGCACGCATCTCGGCGACCGGATCGTCGCCGAGGCCGGTGTCGGCGGCGGCGTTGACTGTCCGGGGGGCCGCGGGCGCGGTCTCGCGCGACGGGGCCTGCTGCGTGGCGGGTGCGTCGCCGCCGGAAGCGCCTGCTTCGGTTGCGCTGGCCTTGTCCTTCTCCTTGTCCTGTACGGCGGTCGGCGTCTCGGCGCCCTCCGCCGTCTGCGCGTCCTGAGCGGTGGTGTTGTCGCTGACGTCCATAAGTCCTTTCTCCCTGGCCGAAGCGGCCACAGACGCCGACGTGTTGCCGTCGGCCCCAAGATCGACAAACGAAATCTCCCCGAGCGTCGCCTTGCGGACGACGTTGAGGGGGCCCTTGAATTCCCGGCCGTTCACGAGAACGGACTGGCCTTCCTTGACGAATTCGAACTGCTCCACCGACGCCCCGATGCTGGCCTGCCACGGGAAGCCGTTGCGGGCCGAGGAGACGATCTCCCGCGCTACCAAGGTATCGCGCGAGACCACGCCGGCGGCGACGAGTCTGCCGTCCTGGACGCGGATGCTGTCGGTATGACCCACGCCGCTGGAGGCGTCGTGCCCAAATCGGATCGGGCGACTGGGCGACGGGATCGCCAACCCAGCCAGGTCGACCACGAGCGGGTAGCGCCACCCGGCGATCCGCATCGGACCGCCCGTGTAGGCGACCATGCTGAATCGCGGCAGTGTCGGCTTGCCGTCACCGGCATCCGCGCCGGCGGTGATATCCATCTGCGCGGTGAGCTCCAACTGCTCAGGCGGCTTGGTTGTCTGATTGGTCGGCTTCATCTTCGTCACCTTCCTTGTCTTGTTCGGGAGTGTCGGCGGGCGCCGTGGGCGCGGCCGTCAGTCCCAGTTCTTTCATGAGGGCGATTTCCTTCGCACGCTGGCGAAGTTCGGTTTCCCAGTCCTTGCCCTGTCGGGCGTACTCGCTGGCCAGCGTGGTGGTGTTGCTCGCCAGGCGCGTCGCCTGGGCGTTGGCCTCCTTGGCGGGGTCGACGTGTTCGTGGCCGTCCCAGAACCACTGATGGGACGTCTCTTCAAGCTCACCGAGCGAGAAGACCTTCACCGCCTCAGCCAACCACGCGGCGAGGATGCGGTCCAGGACGACGGCCTCGCAGTGCCCCTGTTCCACGCGAATGGATTTGTAATAGGTCTGGTGATCCAGACGCCCCGAGGCGTAGTTGTAGCCCGACGAGTTGCAGGCCGCGATGTTGTACGGCATGTTCAGGCAGCGGGCGATCTCGTTGAGGATTTCCCGCTTGAACATCTCGTAGGTGGTGGCCGGCTGCTCGGCCTTGATCTGCGACGGCTCCCAGCCCTCGGGCGTGAAGACGGCCATGTTGGGCGAGAACTCCATCTCCGTCATGGGCTCGACTTCGGCCGCTTCGCCGCCGGCCGGGGTGTTGGTCTTCATCAGCACCGCGATGTTGGCGGCCGATTCGGCGGCTGCGATTACGGCCAGCGTGTACCTCCGGAGCTGCGCAAAGAGCGGCAGCGCGGGCATGATGTCGGGCAGGCCCCTCCGCTGGCCGGGCCGGTCGGAGCGGAACCAGTGGATCACGCTGTCAGCAGGCACGCGGTCAAAGTCCAACGCAGCGCCGCCGGCGCCGCTGCCGGGGTGAGCCTTCAGGAGGTGGTATTCCTTCGGGTTGCCGAAGGAATCGAACACGATGCCGTCCGTGTCGGCGCCCTGCCCGAGCTTCGCGGACGGCGTGGCGACCTGGTCGGCCTCGATGAGCTTGAGGTCCAGTTTGACAGGCGAATCGAGGTCGCCGTTGGAGAAGAGCACGGCAAAGGCCTCGCCATCCTGAGCGCGCGACATTCGCATCGTGCGGAGCTTGCCGGCCAGATCGATGGCTTTGGCCCAGGCCATGAACTCGCGTTCGATTGTCTGGTTGGTCTCGCCGGTGTCGGTGAGCATCTGGAGGCGCGGGCCCGTGCCGATCACATCGTTGGCCAGCGTCAGCACGATGCCCCGGGCGTAGCTGTTGTTCGCGACCTCGTAGCGGGCGCGGTTGCGAAGCGTGCGGCGTACTTCCGCCGTGGCGGCCGCGTTGGCGGAAAGCCCATCGGCGTTCGACCAGTGTTTGCGGTTGTCGGGCGTCGTTTGGGCGGAATCGAACTTGGCGCGAACGACCAGCGTCCGGGCAACCACGCCCGTCTGCTTCGACCGCCTTGTGAATGGCCACCAGCCCATGTGCTACACCGTTCCGGGAGGTACGATCTTCACGCGAGTGAATGCCTTGGCCGGGTTCTTCGCGGCCCGCTTGTTCGCCAGGTACTTGTCCGCGGCGATCTGATCCGGCAGCGAATGCTGCTGGACGTTGACGCCGTCAGCCGAGGCCTGGCGAGGCCCCTTCGCGTTCGTCTCAATCGCGTTGTCGAGTTCGTCCGCCATCGTTCACCAATCGCGGGAGCCGGATTCGAACCGGCGACCTGCTGGGTATGAGCCAGCCGAGCTGCCGCTGCTCCATCCCGCTGTGTGACAACCGGTCGCACGAGCGAATAGAAAAAGGCCGTGCAGGGGTGTGGCCCCACACGGCCTTCGTATCTTTTCGCTGCGCCCCGGGGATCAGCCGGTGCGTCGCGCGTCCTGGTTGTCTCGCCCGAAACTACCGTCGCGTCATGTGCAGGCCCAAGCCCAATCCGGCAGGCGCGGCGGAATGTTACGCATATAGACTTGCACGCCCAGTCCGCTCACGCGCCGGCGTGTTCCCAGGTAGTCATCCGCTTGCCGCAGTGGCGGCATTCCCGCCTGCGGACGAGCCTGCTTCCCGAAACGGGCCGGGTGTAGATCACCCGGAAATGCTTGCAGCCACAGTGCCGGCACTCGATGCCGCGCTTGCTGTCGGCGGGGTTCCATTTCTTGCGCTCGGTGGTTTCGACCATCACCATCTCCTCCGCAGATCTTCCTGCGTGTACCGCTTCCGCTCTCGGACAGGCAGGGAATCGCCCGCCGTCCTGATGCCGCACATGCTGGCGGCCGCAGCGCAACCGACGAGGCAGTCCAGCCAATGGTTGTCCGGCCGGGTGGGCAGCGGCGACCATTCCCGAACCGTGCCGTAAGGGCCGGTGACCTCGACCCAGCGTTCCGAGCGGGCGACGTGCTCGGCCAGCAGGCCATGATCGGTCCTGACCGTGCCGTAGATGCCGATGCAGCCTCGGTCGGCCGGCGCTGCCGCCAGGCCGTCATGCACGAAGCTCTTCCAGAAATTCGTGTCGATCAGGACGTGCTGGAACTGGGCGGTCTTTCGCACGTTGGGCATGTACCAGTGATCGCCGATGGTCTCGCCCGGCCGTTTGGTATAGGCGGCGAAGGGCCGGCGTGTGGCGCGGATGCCCACGCCCTTGGAAAGCATCATCACGCTGCCGCCGCAGCGCCGTTTCACGTCGGCCACGATGCCGGGCTTATACCCGCTGTCGACCAGCAACCGGTCCAGGCGCATCAGAGCGCCGCCGCGGGACCACTCCTTGGCCAGATACTCCGAGACGAGTTTCTCCAACCCGGCGTGGATCGCGCCCTCTACGCCGTGGCCGGGGAACATGGCCGCCAGCGTGCTGGAGGCGTCGTTCTTCGTGAAGAAGGATCGGTTCTGCTTAGGCAGCGTGCCGTATTCCACGACGTGGCCGCTGAAGTCTTCGGCCCATCCGCACACCATGTAGTAGAGCAGCGGATCGTGGATGTCGATGAACATCGTCAGCTTCGTGCAGGCGGCGGGGACTTCGCCCCTCTTGTGGCCGCTGACCTTCGCGAGCACCTGATCGACCGTCAACGCGCTGTCGGCCGTCTGAACCAGCGTGGGCTCGTTCTGGTATTCGGTGGCGAATCCATCGGGCCCGGTCTTGAGACGCAGGTTGAACGCGTGCTGGATGGCGGAGACCTCGCCGGCCTTGGCGTCGAAGCGATCCGGCCAGCCAACCGACGCCCCCCGATCCATTGCCCCACGATTGGCGACGTAAAAGGCAGTGGCGGCCTCGCGCCCCTTGGTTCGCCGGATCTCCGCGTACTTGTCCCACAGCGTGCTCTCGGCCGGCCAGGCGTACACCAGTTTCGTCCGCTCGCTGTCCCACTCCGGCGACTTGTCGCGATCCAGCAGCGTATCGGCCAGGTCGCCCTCGTACATCACCGTGCAGGTCAATAGCGCCGAGATGCTCTCGCCGGGCCCGGCCAGGCCCATCACGTCGCCATGCACCAGGTTCAACCGCTTGCGGGTCTGGTCGGCCGACATGGCCGACTCGCGCGTCTGCGGATCGTCCAGCAGGACCAGCGAAGGACGGATGATGGAACGATCCGGCCGGGTGTGCTGCTGGCCGCGCAAGTTGCTGTCCAGGCTGGTGGTCGTGATGATGCTGCCGGCCGACTGCGAGAACTCGATTCCATCATCCCGCAGCGCCTGCGGGAGGTGCTCTCCCTCGATGGAGGGAAAGACCATCTTGTCCTGGCCCCAGTGGACGTGCGTCAGCTTGCCTTGAATGTGTTGCTGGAGCTGCCGCTTCGAGGAGTTCTCCAGGCAGCGGAGCGGATAGACCGCTTCGGGGAAGTCTTCCAGCAGGAGCGGTTCTTCAAGGACGAACGTGCGGATGGGCCGAAGCAGCTCACGGGCGTTATCCTGGCTTCCGGCGATCATGCAGATGAACGGGCGATAGCCGTAAAGGATGGCCCACAGGGCGGCGCACCGTGCCAGCGCCGTCTTGCCGGAGCCCCTGGGCATGGCGAAGGCGAACAGGCCGCCCTCGCGGACCGCCCGCTCGATCTTCCCGATGACACGCAGGTGGTCCTGCGACCACGGCCGCCAGAACGCCCCGGGGAAATACGTCGTGCAGAACAGCCG